GGCCAACCCAGAGATAGTCGAGTGTTTACACCATCGGATAAATTTGGAACACCCTATCCTTGGGATTAGGGATGGCGTTCTACATTTCTCTCTTGCTGATGCAGTTGGGGAAATTCCCCTTGGTCCTTGTAATCTAACCACGTGCAAGTGGAGCCTAGTTAATTTGTCTAAAGCACTCAATTCAGTCTTCACTATAAACCGGTTAGCATACACTGAAACGCATCAAGCCATTAAGGCTGGAACGATATCCGAAAGTAATTATTCTGATGTTCCTTATGTGTTCCTACCTAAGGAGTGCAGGAGGATCGTCAATGACTCAATTAGTGAGGCAACAACTGGAACTGGCTGGTGGGCTTGGATTATTGGTAAAATCGTTCCAATGTCCCTCTTTGGAGCAGTGGTGTATGTGCTATCCAAGGTGACCTCGCTCTGTGTGACATCTGTGCTTAGTTTCTTCGGTGCTTACACACAATCCGAGACGTCATTTGACCATGATAAACGTGCGAGGAAATTCAACAATTGGAGGCGTATAGGGAGAACACAAGGGGATGTGACGCAGTCAGCTGATACAGAGATGTATATGAAGGCTAAGGAGAAGATTTGTTCTAATTACGTCGTTTTCACCACATCCAATCTAAGAGCGGCAATAGGAATTGGTCTATACGGAAGTACAGTGCTTATACCCAAGCACTACATCCCTCCCTTACAACAAGCTGGTGAAATTACAGTCTCATTCTATGGGGCTAAGCATGAGTCTTTTAAACTGAATCCTTCAAACATGACAATAAAAATATTCCCTGATAAGGACTGTGCTCTATTGACTTTGAGTAAAGCAATGTATTTTGCTGATATCAGGAAATTTTTTATGACCGACAAAGAGTTTGATGAGTATGATGAGAGCAGGGGGGAAATAGTAGTGCCTGAAGGAGACACCTTGGTGGAGTACGAGATAACATTGTTGAATGTTGTTGGGCAGTATGAAGCTTATGATGAATTGACGGGAAACACCTACACTACGCGCGACGCCATTGATTACACCTTTCAAAAGAAAGGGGTCTGTGGCTCGATAGTGTTTGCGCGCAACACTGTGCATCCCATCATTGGCATACACATAGCTGGTAACCATGGTTCTGATAAAGGTACCGGTGCAAGGATACGAGCTTCTGAGTTATCCACTGAACGTGCTTTTGATATGGCTCCCCTACCGTTTGAGTTGGATGAGATTTGCACAGATTTCGGCCCTGATGTAAATATTGAGTACTTGGGTAAGCTGGACCCATCTATGGTGCCTTTTTGCCCTACCAAATCTGGCCTAACCCCATCACTCATTAGCGAATGCTTCCCAATGCCAACTGTAACTCAACCAGCTATTTTGTCAAATAGAGACGCTAGGTATGCCCACGATGCAACTCCACTGATACATGGGGTGCGAAAACATGGCAAACCAACACTGGATTTTGACAGGGACCTGGTCTTAGCTTCATCTCAATTTTGGAGTACTTTCCTTCTACAGAAGAAGTGGGGTTTCGATCATCAGGTGCAAGTGTATTCGCTCGAACAGGCTGCTTTAGGGCGCGAGGATGTAACTGGTTATTATGATTGGCTTCCCGATGATACTTCAGCTGGATGGCCGTATAACACAATGATGAAAGAAGTTGATGGTGTGAGGGTTATGGCCACGAAGAAGAAGCATTGGATGAAATTTAA